TTGATGCAACAAGGGGAAATTGCAGAAGATAAAATGGAACAAAACGAAGATTTGGCAAAATTACGAGCTGGAGTCAGTCTTGCAAAGTCAGGAATTGACAAAGCAGTAGTAATGACGGAGGATGATTAATGCCATTAAACAAAAAAGGTAAAAAAATCATGAAATCCATGAAGAAACAATACGGCGAGAAGAAGGGTGAAAAGATATTCTATGCATCTAAGAACAAAGGTGTTATAAAAGGAGTAAAAAAAGGTAAATAATATGATGAACTATAAAAAATCTAAGGAAATAAAAATTCCAGAACAAAATTTGGAAATTGATCCTAGATCTAAGACTACATCTAATGGTTCTTTCAACAATATTCCTACTGGAGACAAGGAAAAAGTTAGAGGAACTAAAAGAATGTTAGCTGAAAAGAAAAAAGAAGCTACTTGGTACTAAATTATGTGGTTATCGGCAATTAAATTAGCCGTTTCTGCTGGAAGTAAGATTTATGCTAACAAGCAGAAAACGAAAATGGCAATGTCAGAGGCACAACTCTTACATGCTGATCGTATGGCACGTGGTGAGGAAGCTTACCAGGGAAAATTGTTAGAAGCCCGTCAATCAGACTGGAAGGACGAGGCAGTTTTGATAATTCTTAGTTTGCCCGTGTTGGTGCTTGCATATGCGGTTATATCAGACGATCCAACTGCTATGGACAAAGTAAAATTGTTCT